CACCGCCGCCTGTAGCTCCTAAAGTAATTAATGATGCTGACATTTTAAACCCCTCCGTGCATAGACATTCGGAAACTGATTGGAATGCTATTCGGTAATGTTGTTATTTTCATTTTAAGATACTCTCCAGAATTCACCCCTGTCAATACTCCGAAATCCCCTGTGGTGAAATCATAATCAGAAGCGACTGAGTAATTTATAAACATAGGGCTTACTAGAATTGATGAGTATGCTCCATCGAGAGTTGTTGCTTTTAAAATATCGATCGTTAAGATTCCTGTATTTCCTGCGACCGATTTAATTTGAAGAATTGCTGCGGAAATATTGAAAAAGCTCTTTGCTTTATATGTCGCAAAAGTTCCATCTCCGATCACCGTAGATTTTATGTCAACATCAGCCTCGATAACATCAATAGGATTCGCACCTAGTGAGAGAGTTGTAACTCTATTATTAATATCAATTTGATTTTCTCTAATTAACCGAAAAAGCTCTTTTTTGATTGCTTTACCAACCTGAACCAAGCTTGATGGTATTTCCGTATAGGCCATAAATTATCCTATCAGGTTACACCCAAGATCATCTTCTGATAATGGGTTAGGGGTTTCTGTTTCATTATCAGTTATAAAGCCGCACTTGTCTACATCATCACCGGCCGTCAAATAATCATCAATATCGTCTGGAGCAATCTTTCCAATCCTTGTAAAAATGTTTCCAAGGTCGTTAATTTGAATTGAAACAGAGTCAAAATCTTTTGAAATACTATTAATAATTCCAATTTTCCTAGAGGATGAATTGCCATAACGCTGATACATTCTATCGAAATCAACAATTAAAACATCGTTTAAAGTCTTCCCGATTAAGCTTATAGGAGAAGTCAATTTAATAACCGACTGCGTTAGCGACTTAAACAGAAGCCATCTTTCAGCTATTACTAGAGCATCTTCCTCTTTATATAGAAATGATTTTGTTTCAAGGAGCCTAGATTTTTGGACCGCCTCATCAACGAATTCCGAGCTTGATATGATGATCTTGTAAATTATTGACCCATCATCTTTTGAATTATAAGGAGCGTATGAAAGGGCTATTGAGTTATAAATATCTGACTTGCTGGTGACTGAATAATTATTAATATCAGAATCATTTATGTATTCAACCCCTTCTGGAATATCAGCATTGAGAATCTTGTAAGCAAAATTAAAATCATTATCTAAAAACAAGCTTCCGAAAACCGATTTATTTATGTCCGTGATTAATTGCTTTGCTGTCTTTGAGCTATTTGTAAAGCTTTCGGGATAAACCAAAGACATTGTCATTTCGCAAGAATCTTTGGCATCAAGAAAAGAATCATTATTCAATTCAGTTATCCCGATATTCTCAAGAATGAATTTAACAGCATCGGAAGGATATTTAATCCACCTATCCGAATAATATCCAAGACAATCAACGGTTATAATTGACTCATCCCCGATATAAGAGGGTGAGCGATAATTTACTGTTCCTGAAAAATTATAAGTAGCTGCTTCGACTATTTTAATTTCCGTCTGGGTAACTTCAGAAATCTCAAACCAGTCAGTAATGTTTATCGAGCTTCCTTTTATGAAATCTCTGGGCTTGAATATGTTCGTAAGGTCTGCGGTCGTAGAAGGAGTTGTTACCGATCGGCTTCCTATTGTGAAAACTAGCTGAGTTGTTGTAGTTGATTGCTTAGAAGTATTAAACTCCGCAAGGTCTGAAATTATTAAATCACAACCTGAAATAGTATTGATGAAAGTGAAATCCCTTTCAATAACTAGCTTATCCCTCCCGTTATATGCGCTTATAACAGGAACCTTGCTGACAAGATCACCTGCGATAATTGGCTCTCTTAGTCCTTGCGAGAATCTTATTTGATTATTGAAAATCTCAAAAGCTGTATAATAGAAATTCTTTACCTTTAAAAAATCACCGACAAAAATATCAAAAGTAGTATCAACCTTAACAGTATCTGCCGCGATAATTTCTGTAATATTAACATCAAACTCCGCAAGCCTATGACCTGCAATATTCCATTTCCTATTCTTGAATCTGTAATTTACTTCTGGTTTATTCTTAAATATAAGACCTGTAAATGATGTTGTTATCTCATTCGATGTTCTTAGTTCTGTATCGCTTATTATTTTATCAACTGAAAAGTCTGATTCTTCACCATTAATGATAACTTTTACAATATCATCTTGAACAATTTCTTTAAGGAAGAGTGTGCCTGATCCGGTAATTACATTATTTAAAACTGAAAGATTTCTTATTTCTGCGTCATTAAAAGGAGCAGACAATGTTCCTGAAATAGTTATCTGTATATTGCTAGGGATCGTAGCGACTGTATATGTGTACTCTGCTAGACCAAATTTTATTTTTACCTTGTCGCCTATGATTAAGCTCGAAAGAAATGTTGTTCCAGTCCCATTGATTACGTTTTGCCCTGCTAGTCCTGCTACTTTTCCAGCTAATAGATTTAAGTCAGCATTTCCGCTTATAGTTCCTACGCATGAATAACCATCAAAGACAGAATCTAAACCAACAGTTTGAAGCGAGTCAACTTGGCCAATTATTATTCTTTTCTTTTTGCCTAGAGCGGCTTCAGCAACGTCACCATCAAGTTCAGAGTATTCACCAACCCCTATAGGCGCATCAAGCTTAGAAATATCATCATTAAGATTAAATTTCACCGAAGTATTTGAGAATGATTTGCTAGTTATTAAACCTCTGTAGATCATTTTTATTTCAGAGAAATCAACATTATCACCGGTCGAATAGATTCTACATGCACCATTTTCAAAGATATTAGTATCAAATTTGTCAATGAAATATCCATCAGAAGAAACAAGAGTGATTGAGCTTGTGGAGGTTAATGCAATTCCAGTCTGTTCAAAATCTAGCTCAAGTTTTAATCCATCAGTGTCAGTAATTCGAGCATCATACTCTACCAATTCACCGCTTGAAATATCGCTCAATGCGTTGATTGGAATATTTGAAAAGAATAATCTATGGGTAAAATATACCCTATGAATCTTTGGGTCTGAAGAATCTGATAGCTTTAATACAACATAACCAGTAATTGAATTATAGAACCATTCACCGGCAACGACTGATTCTGAAGATGCTTTGGTTAATAAAACACCATCCACTAATACCGAAACAACGAATGATTCAACGGTCTTTTTATAAACATCAGAGCCAATCGGTTCAAATATTTTATAACTTCTCTTTGATTCAATATGAGCAAGAACGTACTTTCGTGATCTTGTTTGTTGAGAAAAATCTTCATAACTCATTGTGCGAACACCACGACAGAGAATTTTCCATTCCAACCGGCAGGAATATTTGTTACATCAAGCCTCAATACTTCTGAACCCGTGTAGGCTCCAGATGATAATGTTCCCCCGTCAGTGGCATAATTTGAAGCAGTCGAGAAATCAATGATCGGCTTGGTTGTGAAAATTGTAGCCATTCCTACATCGTCAGGAGTTGAGTTTTTCTTTATATCAACTTCAAGGCTACCAGAGGAAACTCCGAGTAAGTCCCAAGCCATTAGTCTTACGAAATTTATTGTCTTGCCAACAGATGGTAAATAAAATGAAACACCGTTTACTGGAGCTGTGTCACCCACAGAAATAATTGCATTAAATACTTCGAAGGAAGACGAGCCACCACCGCCAGATAAATCTCCATCAATGATGGCTTGCTTTAAAGTTTTATTAAGACCGTTTGCTTCTAGGAAAACGGCCCTGTCTTCAGTTAATGCCATTAGATACTATATGCAACTTTAATCTTGTCGCCAGCGATTAATGAAAGCATATCTCCCGCAAAGGTTATTCTTGTTTTAAGAGATACCACCGATAGGGTATAATCATCAACAGGATACTGAGAAGGAAACCCTTTCGGGTCTACTGTGATAACCTTATCGGCTTCAACAGCCAGATCAATATATCCATTAGTAATATCGGTTCCATCAAGTGTGAAAGATTCAACATCAACATTTGCCGATTGAGCATTAACAAAAGTTTTCATTGCTGCAACGCTAGCAGCTTGATCTGTTTCGTTCCCTGCGGTGCTATTTACTACAGCAGCAGTCCTAGCTCTTGCAGTAGTATGATATAAATTAGTCGAACCTTCCGTTAAATCATCAGTATTAGAAGTCGCGAACTCATTATCAATTACGTCCCATTTTTCCCAAATGGCTCCATCATAGGCAACCTTGTCACCAATTGCGAATGTAATGTTCCCTGATCCGAAATCAACTGTTCCTGCAACGGAAGCCCTGTATAGCCATCCAACCGTCCCAACACCATCGGCAAGAGATGGAGTATTGGTAGAAGCATCCCAGTTTCCCTTGAAAACAAATGCACCAGTGAGTCCACTTAGAGCATCGTCAACATATGATTCTAGAGCGACATTTGAAATACCAAACTTAGGAAGTATTTGAAGCTCGAATTCATCGGAAGCATTTAATTTGAAAAGATTTGCATCGGCAGTATCGGCAAAATTTCTTGCTCGAAAGCTCTCATTATTTAAAAACTTTACCTTTGACCCATCTACTGAGTTCGATTCAAGACCGCGTTTATCAATTTGTGCCACTGGAATCTCCTATGAGTATATTATAATTATTTCATCACCATTTAACATTAAAGGCAAAAGTCTAAAAAGGAAAGTTAGCGTAGAGCCAGAAACAGAATAATCAAGCCCGTAAGTTTGCCCTATGCCTCGCCACTCCATAAATGTTTCTGTTGGCTTGGTTGGAGGGGTTGGCAATGTAATGAATCCTGCGGACACCTGAGGAGCCGTAAGAGTTACAAATATTGTGCTTATAGATTGAGCCGCAGGAAGACCGATTGTCGGAACAGCAGCCGATTCGAACCCGTCAGAAATTGTGATTATTTTCAGGGCCATTAGCTCTCCCTCGACTTGTACTCAATTATCGTAAACGAAAACGGGTTTGCTGTATAGTTTTCCGGTTCACCATAAACTTTTCCGATTGGATTTACATCTTTGCACCACCCTAGAAAACTATTCGCGTCATAGGTATAACCGAAATGCTCAAGCTTTATAGTGTAAACACCACGAGGCAAAGAAAATGAAGCCATTTGAATAGAAAAATATGTATGGAAATATGCTTCCGTTAAATTACTCTGAGTTTTTAAGTCATTATTTGTAAATGAAAAGCTCCTGACTAAACCAGAAGTATTATAAATATTAAATGAAAATGTTCCGGCAGGATTATTATGAGAATAGAGCCAAGGTCTAATCGTCACTATTTGAATAGCTTTTTGTAAAGTTATTTCCTGCTCAAGAACAGTAATTAATTCTTCAACTATTAGTTTGCTCACATTCCCTCGGCGAATCTTAATCCAATAGTCCAAAAATTCCCTGCATTAAGCAGAAGATTAGGATCATCCATTAAATAGTAATAGCCGCTTATTCTGTTTTGGTCATTAAGAAAAGTAAGCGCATCAAAATTTAACCATATTGGTCGAGTGAAAGAAGCGTAATCCAGTATCTCAAGCATGGTATCCATTTCATCTTTATTCAATGAAGGGATTTCTCCTGATACTTCTTTTTGAGTGTTTATTTCATCAAAGAATTTCTGGCCATACCTATTCTGCGAAGATGTTGCTCTATTGTTTTGACGATATGAAACAGGATAACCGAAACAAATATCAGTAAAGTATAAACTTTTTCCTATGAATACCTTTGAAACCTCTACCGGATTAATGATATTAGTAAGAACTAATCTTGCATAACGATAATTCTGATCTACTGGCCAATTATAATTAACCCATCCATTATCAGAATCAAGAGTAAGCGATTGAGATACCGGAGGCGCACCCCATGAATCCACATTATTGAATTGTATTATAGCCGTATCAAAACCAAGTTGAGAAATATTACTATCAACTATTGAGATAGTATCAATCTGTCGAATAGTTCCGAAGTCGAAAACTATATTGCAGGAAGTTGTCAATGATCGATATATTTTTGTTCGCCTATCATCTATTAAATTATCGACTGGAAATTGAGAGTTATTTTCCGATGCCGTAATTATCGATTGCTGAACTAAATTATCAACAGAAAATCTTAAACTCATACCGCAAACCCCGATGCTCTTTGGTCACGAACCAATCGAGCTATTTCTCTACCGTCTGCCTGAACCACTATGGTCATATTTTGAATCTTATTTCCAAGAGCTTCAATTGCTGCCATTACACCGCTATTATTTCCACCATCTCCATTAGCAAGCTTCATAAAATTTCTTTGTTGTCCAGAATTTAAAACAGCTTCACCAGAATTTACATTGGCCGTTAATTTATCACCGCTAAATGATTTCCCGGGAATAAACCCACCATTTTCAAATCCTCCAACCCCTGCTATTCGAGCCGCTTGTGCTGCCATTGCTGTTGCGACCAATCCAGCTGCAACGAAATTGAAAGGAGGAGGAAATGCTGCCATCGCTTTAGATATTGCAACAGGTGTATCAATTGCGATTTGAGTTATACCTGCCGCTTTTCCTATTGCTGCTAATTCTTTATTACTTGATGATGATAATGTTGAAATCGTTGCTAGAGTGTCCTTCCTGTTCTGGATAGTCATCTTGTCGATTTCGTTTTTACTTTTAGCATTAATAGCTAGATCACGAAGCTCTCTTTCGCCAAGAGCTTTCTTGTTCGCCAATGCTTGCTCATCGGCATTTTTGATCGCTTCATTTGAATTTAATGCAGCTTGATAAACCAGCTCCGACTTTGTTAATTCGAATGATGCTAATTGCTCAAGATCGGAAGCATTTCTCCCAGTTAAATACTCACCCCTGACAAGATCATTTTCGAATTCCGCTTGATTCTTTGCAAGCATGAATTGATTATCAAGATCAAGAATTGCATTATTTAACTCGGTCTGCTTCGCCAGACTAGCATCATCGACAGGTGCTTCTTTTACTGCGTTTTTATTTCTATCGCTCAACGCTTTAAGATAAGCATCATTGCCTTCGGCTTGAATCTTTTTCTGCTCCTCAATCGCATTCTTGGTAGAGGAGACAACTATATTGACAAAGTTTTCAGCTGCTTTATTTTGTGCTGCTGTCTTATTTACGATTGCATTTATCTCGCCATCAATAGCGGCTATCTGATCCGTGCTGTTTTGTATAGAAGCGTTTTGAGCATCGATGTATGATTTTTGCCCTGCCCCTAGATCGACTCCAGAAAATTCCTGAATCTTTTGAAGTACAGTGTCAATGCCTAGACCAAATTGAGATAATGCTCTATCTATTCCGAAAAATGATTGCTCGAGAAGCTTTCCTGCTATCTGAAATCCTGCAATCACTTTATTAAAATAAGCAAAAGCATCTCCGGCCATTCTTAAACCATCAACCAATAAAAGAACACCGTTTGTCACAAAATCAGAAACAGCTTTGGAATTATTTTTAAATGTTTGATCTAGAAAAAGAACACCCTTATTAAGTGCTGTGATAGCAGCGATTACGGATGGGCTTTGAGTAATCATGAAGCCTAGAGTTTCTTGAACATCTCCTGCATTTCCCTTTAATGCCTCGAATGAACCGCCAAAAGTATTTAATTTTGATTCTGCTGTTCCTGCAAAAGCCGACATTGCTTTCATTACATTCTGGAAAGTTTCAGTCTCATTTGCTCCGGCCTTAACAGCAACCCCGTATCTTCCCAATGCCCCGACATTTCCTTCAAGAGCTTTACCTATTAAAGAAGATGCCGAATCAAGACCTATTCCCATAGCTGAAGAGAACTGAACCGCTGAAGATGTTGCTTGTTTTAATTGATCGGTAGTTAGTTTTGCAATGTTTTGAATTAAAGAAGCTGAATTTAATACAGCATCATCACCAATTCCAGTCGATGCCTGTATACTTGATGCGTAATCTTGAAAATCCTTAGCCGCTTCTTTTGTATAATTTCCGGTTATAGCGAGAGAAGTATTTAAGCTATTAACTGCTTTTTCTTGCTCGGCTGCGGCAGAAATAAATCCACCAATACTATCTTTTATGAATGATAGACCGTCCCCAATTAAAGCAAATCCCTTGGTGACAGCGGCAGACGCAAGATTTCCTGCAAAAGAAGCAAGTGCAGCATCACCTTTTCCAAAACTTTTCTTCGCGCCTTCTCCAAGGTCTTCGAATTTTTTAGTTAATGAAGTGATTGCTCTTAACGCTTTTTGCTCGTCGATCGAGAGTTCAACTTGGACTGACCCTTCTGCCATTTTTGGCTCCTCGCTTGATCTGCCAATCGTTCGTTTTCAAGATTTTCAATAAGTCTGAAAACCTCTATTATTTTTGCCGGTTGCTCAAATAGTCCACCACTAAAGGGTAATGCCCCTGACTGAAAATGTCGAAAGAAATCTATTATCTGCGAATAAGCAGGATTAAAGAAATTGCTAGGACATTTAAAATACTTGATTGAATTGTTATAATTGACAATCTCTTTAGCTCTCTCTGTAAAGCAAGCTTTTCTAGTATCCCTGACCGATGCTGAAAACATCTTTTTACATTTAAAGCAATTGAAATTCTCGTCGGCTCGATACCAAAAAGTAGAAACAAGGTATATAAATTCCTCGTTCGAAACTTCTGAAATGCTAAATATTTGCTCCAAGACCCTCTCAAGAGCGGTCCTTATTACTTTGGGTTTACATCAACCTTAACACCTTTAATTGATGATAAGTTCTTATTTGCTGCTTGGATATAAGGGAGAATCAAACTTACCTCGGAGAGCATATTGACAATATCATCAACGCTTGAATCTTCAATCTTCCCGTCAATGATAGTGGGCTCATAAATTTCCCCGTCATAAGTCTCTACCCCTTCAATTTTGACAAGGCTGTACTTGATACAGAGAAAAGCTTGAGCTTGATAATCAGCAATCTCTTCACCCTTTACCATCTTAACCTTTGAGGCAATATCAATCTTTTCTGCGACTGATAATGGTTTCAAAAATACGGATATAGGCGATTCGGATTCCACAGTTAATCGTATAATGTCGGTACATTTCAAGATTTTCATTCACACTCCCATGCTGTTTTTTATAAAGTCGTCTGATATTAATTGAATCATTTTAGAAATATATGCCATATCTTCCACCTCAACATCAAGCCCTATTACATAACCAACTTCGCCATCTGGCTTCATGCAAAGCATTACAAATTTATCACCAAAGAAATGCTTGAGATGGGCATAGGGATTAACCGGAAGAATTGAAAGATTTTCCATGATAAAAACCTAACAGAGTAAAAATAAAAAAGCCCCATTTTTTAAGTGGGGCTTCCATTTACGTCTTATTGTGGGAGCAATCCGACGAAATTATTAAATGAATCCGAGAAAAACTGTATCTTCGCCATCTTCTTTATAGCCCTTGAACGCGATTTGATTTGTCATAATCCCGTCTTGGTCGCCATTAGGCATAGCAGTTATTTTGGCCTGAGGAAACCAAAAGCTTACTACTTGCTCTATTTCTCCAGCGGTTCCAGTCGGATTTGAAGCATATCCAAAAACTGAAATGCTATCGTTATTATTAAATGCTGCGAATCTGTCGACATTATCATCATCCATATAAGGAGCAATTTCTCCGGTCGCCATGAATTGAGTAAATCTTGAGCCGATCTTTCCAGACTCCGAACATGCTGAAAGGATTTCTGCTTTAGTATTCTCAAGGCTCATTGATAGAGAATTATACTTAACCTTAATACCATTAATCCAAACGCACGCGCCTAATAGAACAGGAGGCAATGCTTCACCTGCAAAAGATGGAACTAATGGGCCGGGAACAACCTCGTCAATTTGGTCAAGATCAAGAGCTTCAATCGCGAAATTAAAACTAGAAACCGAACCGCCTTCCCATGATTCAAGTGATGCTGTGATGGCTCTTGCTCCAGTTATTGTTTCCTTGATAACCCCACCAACATAATGAGTGGTTGAGAATGTAGGAGCCGCATCTTTGTGATGATAGATTGCAGATTTCGAAACTTCTACGTTGTCAGAAGGTGCGCCAGTGAGAGGAATAACAAGAGTAATAGTTGCTGCGCCAAGAGTATTATCAACTGAAAGAATAGGTCTTGCTTCATACAATCCTGCTTCTTTAACCATCACAATATCATTCTTTTTATACTTAGAAATATCAGCATCTTCAATTTGAAGAACGGTAGAACTGTTCCCTGTCTTGGTAATTGATGAAGTTGCAATAAGTCTCTCGCCACCAAGTAGAGATTTAAAAAGAACTCTCTCGCGTGGGCTTGCGCCTTCTGTGGGGCCAGATTTAAACTCGATAGGGATAGAACCTGAAACTTGTTTTAATCCAAGTCGTGATGCTTCAATTTCGATTGTAGCCGACGTTAGATTTCTTTCGATTTCATCACGGGTAAATTCGAAACCTACTCCATCTTCTAATACTTCAACAGCATCGGAAGCAACTGGAGCGACATAAACTCCCTCTGTAACTTCTTCGGTTAAATATACTGACGATTTTCCTTTAACTACAAATCCCATAATTTACTCCATTCTGTATCGAACTGTGAATATTGATTCAATCTTTACTGTCTTATTAACATTATCTATTTCAGGTTCAGGCATCGTAAAATCCGAGACAACCTGAACTCTCGCAATATTAAAATTATCTCTCATTATTGCTTTGTATATTGTTTCATGCGCTAGGTAAGTTGCATATATCTTTTCGTTTGCGTCAGAATCCGTATCTTTTTTGCTTCGGAAGGAGTCTCCTATTTCAATTACAAATTCCTGATTAACAGTAATAGTGTTACAAGTGCCAGTAACGAAAGAAGCTGTGGCTGGTCTGATGGCATAATATAGTCTACTCTTTGAGTCGGCATTAAGGGAAGTGTCCCAGATGTATTGTGAGGCAGAATATGTCGGCAGTAAAGCCCCTATATAAAGCTCAATCGCATTCTTAATTTCTTCGACCAAGCTCATTTATAGCCTTTGAATTTTAACATATTGTACCGATTGATTTTCAAATACATCAACCTTCCCATCATTGTTAGCATCGATTGATAAAAAGTCCATGCTTATTGCTTCGCCATAGAGCCGATCAAAATCTTTTGCCTTTTGGTACCATTTATCATCAACAGCATCCGACTCATTAAAAAATATCATGGCCATAGCTTTATATTTTGAAGCCTGTTTCATTTCTTCATAATTGTGAAGGTCAAACTGGTCTAGCATTTTATAAACACCATACTTAGAAACAGTTTTTCCCTTGTTTCTGAGATAGTTAATAATAAAATCCCTTGCGCTCTGATGGTACGAAATAAAAGAAGTTTGCCCATCGTGAAGGTATTCCATAACGTCTGGATATGCACTTTTCAAATCAGTGTCGTCAGAAAAAACCAAATTTATTCCCTTTAATTCTAAAGCCGGAATGTCATTGGTTAATACCCTTAATCGGTACCAAAATAAAATCTTGCCATGCAGGGCATTTTCTTTTTGTGTTTCAATATTTCTATCCCAAGAAATAAATCCAGATCGGTTCAGTCCTAATGTTTTATCTATTATCTCTATTGCTGACCATGATGAACCATTCCAGAATTCAATCTCTAGAGCATTGTCAGTGGCCTGAGAAACCATTTCAATAAAGAGGCTATTAATTGGTTTATAGAAGCCAAAATCTAGCGTTTCAGACGTTAAAAGATCACCGGAAAATTCATCAACTATATAGTTTTCAAGCTTCAGAGAAATGTCTTCAGAGCCTTTAAATATTTTCAACATGGATAGGCTCCGTTGTAATGCACTTTGTATTTTTATAAATGTCTTCTGTCTTCATAGACCAAAACAAATGGCCCAAAATAATTCCAAATAAAAGAACAATTAAAGGGTATTGCTTTGAACCCCTGATTATATGAGCAGAAATTGATTCAGCCTTTCCTTTTTTCCAAATGATAAAAACATCAAATAGAATCATGGCCGCTGCAATTGTTATGAGAAAAATTATTGTCAGGTTCATGCTGTTTTCCAGTGTAAAAATAAATTGCACTTGACGATAGTATCAGTCAGGCTAGTGTTTTTGTAAATTAATCTCATGTAAAGCCCTGCTATTATCTTTGCAGGATAGTCAAGTTTAACTTCTAGCGTGTCAGATGCAGGAATATAATATCCATCAATGAATTGATCTAATACGACTCCTGCTCCATATCCTAAAATATTGTCTTTATCTACGACTTGAAATGTTATCTGGTCTTCTTGTCCAGTCTGACTTACTAAAAGCCTTCCTCCGTTACAATATCTGTCGTCAATTAATTTAAAATCAATCGAGGTTGATTGCCCTGCTGTAGCTGTTCCAGTAAATGATGCACCCCTAAATCTGAAGCCGTCCGTATTAACAAATGCTCTAGTTCTTACTATCGTTGCACCATCAGAGTCTTTTACTGAATCATCAAGAAATTGCAAGCAGTTTGATATACCTGTTATTTTTACAGCATCATTATAAACTTCAGCATCGTTTCCAGACAGTGAAGAAATAAAAGAATCATCTATTAGAAATGCCCTTGCCTCGGATTGATTTGCACAAGAATAAGATGCTCCCGATAATATGAAAACTCCACCCCAAGTTTTTGAATCATTCGAAATATTTTTAATTATCTTTGCCATATTATCCTTACGTGCTTGAGCTTAAAGTAAATTGTAAAGTTGGACTATTCAATGAGCCTGATATTACTCTTACTGCAATTAACGCATTTATAGGGAATATTGCCAAAGGGTTTCCTACTGCTTGAGCCCTTTTTGCAGCAGACAATGAAAGTGAGTAAACAGGTGTTACGCTACTAACATTCAAATCAAAAAATCCAATCGTGCAAGTTGCAGACGCAGCACTCGTTTGATAGGTAACACTCAAGAGCCTTGCGCTTACAGCAGAGAAAATCGGAGAAACATTAGAAGCAGTTCCTGGAAAAAATAAAAGATATCTGCCTACAGAGGCATTACCTGCATAAGAGCCAAGAATAATAAAACGATCATTCGCAAGAGCTTTTCCGTATGCTTCTTCGATTGCGCTTTGACACTCCAAAGACTCAAGTCCAGAAGGCCCTGGATTTCCTCCGTATTGAGGATTCCTGTTCGGCTCAAATGGAGTATCAATTGCTTCCTGTGTCCTGCCGAATAAAATAGTCATGGCTCGAAATCCATAACGATTTCATAAAAAGTTACCGCAGTGGAACCAAGTATTCGAACCTGAACGATAGGAGTATTTGAAGTGTTATTTTTTGGCGACCATGCTGCAAACTCTCCTCTCTTTAGTGTGAGGTAAGTTGTTCCACCATCGAATGCTACCGATAGAATTGTGGTTACGTTATTTGTTGCAGGATTTTTTATTAATATGTTTGATATTTTATTACCTGCAACGGCAGGAACTAGAACAGAAGAAACCCCAACACTTCCTGAGAAATGCTGGGTTTTTCCGTATACGTCTTTAGTTTCAAAGTCTGGTGCTTGATGGGACATTTAATCCTTATGCAGCAAACTCAAGACAAGCAATGTTGCCTAAAAAGTCTGAGGCTTTATTAAGATTCTTTGCCTTTAACTGNAGCTTTTGAGTTCCAGTTGCGCCAGTGATAAACTCTGTAGCTCCAAGATCAAGCTTGAAAGAATATTCACCCGGACCAACNATAAATGAACCAAGGATAACTTCTGTAGCATCGTCAAGAGCGATAAGATAAAAAATTGTCTCCTTAAAGCATGATCCGCTTGCGCTGATTTTTCCATGAGTTTTACTAACTGCAAGAGCGGCTTCGCAAACTAGGGTAAGGG